TTGTAGCTGTTGAAAACATACGATTTATATTTGACTGCAGATCAACTGTTTGATTCACTAGTTTTTTATTAATTGTATTCTTTTTATTTAATTCAGATTGAAGAGAACTATTTGAAAGTTGTTGTGCAACTTCTAATTGCGAATTAATATAAGAAATGATATTTGTATCTTTGAATGTTTTTGTAATTTCGGTTTGTAATTTTAACATTTGTTGGTCAAAATCAATTTGTGAAGCTGTATTTTTATTTTCTCTATACCATGATGACTGATTATTAACAACTGCAAGAAAAGTATTTTTTTGATCATCCGTTATTTTTTTCTTAGTAAATAAATCATTTATTATAGTTGGTAATGCAGTAATTGAATTGGAAAATTTACGTTTTGGTACATCGGTCGTTAATAAACGTTTTATTTCAATTGTTGTAGCATCTTTATTTGAAAATACTTCATTAATTGTCGCATTTGGGTTCTTTTTTAGCCATTCATAAGCAATTTGAATTTGTTTATTTACAGATATACCAGTTTCGGGAGTTATAACATTATTTTTAACATCTGAAGTAGTATTTGTTTGCATAGAAACTAGATAATCTTGATATTCTGTACGAGCTTTACGAACAGCATTTAATTCATCAGGTGTTAATTGTTTTGATTGTAAACCAAGACTTAACATGGTTGCCTCTATTTGTAATTAGTAAGATTGCTTAGTATATCCTGTACGCTTATATTTATTGGGTCTAATGATTTTTTCTATGTATATAGTAGACAATGGGTAAGTCGCGTCATCAAACACGAAAACGAATACATTTTCCATATGATGTGGCAATTCCATCCTATAAACGTCCTGAAACGCTCCGTGATAAAACTCTTACAATTCTAAAAGCCTACCGTATTCCCTCAGATAAAATAACTGTCTTCGTTGCCAATAAAGAACAGGAGGAAGTATATCGTAATACACTCATTCCTGGAACCTATGGCAAACTCGTTGTGGGAATACAAGGTATGGGTGCTATACGTAACTTTATTTCTGAATACTATCCTGTAGGCACACCAATTGTAAATATTGACGATGATATTAAAGGATTTTTGGAATATGATGAAACAAAGCCAAGAAAGGAGAAGCCCTTACGTAGTCTTATTGGTGTTATAAAACAAGGATTTCACGAGTGTGAAAAGGCAAAGGTGCGACTTTGGGGTGTCTATCCAGTAGCAAATGGGTTTTTCATGAAACCTAAAGTAAGCACAGATTTACGGTATATTATTGGGAGTTTTTGGGGGTGTATCAATGCTGGAAAACAAATCAAAATTACCCTTGATGATAAAGAAGACTATCAGCGTAGTATTTTATATTACAAGGCTGATGGTGCTGTAGTTCGAATGAATATGGTTGCACCCATTAGTTCTTATTACAAAGAACCTGGGGGTATGCAAGAAGAACGAACTAAACAACGTGTTGAAGAGTCCGCACGATGGTTAGTAAAAACATATCCAGATTTTGCAGTACTCAACCCGAGCAAAAAGAGTGGATACATGGAAGTAAAGCTAAAAGATATGCGTGAAAATACTTAACTATTTAAACTATTTAAACTACTTAAACTAATTATAATTTATATATATAAATATATATAAATGACTGAAAAAATCTTTACAATTATGAATAATTCTTCATTTAATTCAATAAATAAATGGAGTAATTATTTTGATATTTACGACGATGTTTTTTCTCCTATTCGTGAATCTACAAAAACAATCCTTGAAATCGGTTGCCAACATGGAGGTAGCACACAACTGTTGAAAAGTTATTTTCATAACGCGGTTGTATATACGATTGATGTACAACATGTAGCATCAAACTTAGGAGAAGGTATTTACCAAATTACTGGTAATGCTACAGATATAAATATATTACAAAATCTTCCTGAATTTGATTTAATTATGGATGATGGTTCACACAATCCCTATGAACAAATACAATCTTTTGAATACTTATTTCAAAATAAACTAAAACAAGGTGGAGTATATTTAGTAGAGGATTTAGAACATTCACTATATAACTGGTGGAAGAAAGGAGATGATGATAAAAACTTTTTTGATTATACTCAACAAAAAGTCTTAGATATGCAGGGATTTATCACAGATAGTGTAAATTACTATACTCAAAACTTATATAAAGTTGTCAATTATCAACAAATTTCAGTATTTTATAAAAAACCTCAAGTAAAAAATATGAATATGACATATAGACGATATTAATTAATTTATAGTGCATATTTTACACCACCATAACCTGATTCTACAACAAAGAAATTGATATTTTCAACATACATTGTTATATCATATACATAGGTTGGATTTGTAGGTAGTGCCCAAGTATTTAGGTCAATTTGGAATAGTCGTATACGACTGGCATTTACACTTCCACTTGGTTGATCGCTGGGACTTGTTAAACTAAAATTCAGTATTGGTAAATACTGAGATTCTTGTGAGTTTGCTCCAACAATTGTACGAAATGGTTGAACTCTTGTATAAAAGTCGACCGGTTTTTCTTCTTGATATTCATTTCCATCTAAAAGAATACGTAGTGAATTAATAATTTGTGGTTGTGAATTAGGTATTAATAATCCACTACTAAATAACGCATTTTGTGGAATTGTTGCGTTTGGAGTTATTGACCATGGTGCCTTCGTATTTGATACCCAATTTGTATAATTTGCTACTTGATTTCTATAAGTATAAGAATCAGAACGCCTTGGAAGGATTAATATGCGTGTAATCGGATTACTGAGTTCCAAATCAATTGTTGTTCGTGTATATACATTGGGATTATTAAATGTAGTGATTTGGCTTATTAAGTATGTTAGTGGAGTACTTGCAAATATTTTACGTTCTGCATCTGTTAAATAAATATAGGATGCTTGTAAACGTGGATTCAAAAACCAAGAATTATTCAATGGAGGTGTAAAATTAATATCTGTTAAGAAAGCATTTATTGTACCACTCGCGTCATATACTGTTGAATAAGTAGGCAGACCATTTTGTGTAAGATTTGGAGGACTTGATACGTAATATCCTGGACGAACACGATTACCAGATGGATCTAAGATACTATATAATTCTCGTATAGGACGTAGAGTAATTTGAATTTCACATTCATGATATTGGAGGCCAACAAGAGGAAGTGCTTTTGTAAATGATTCAGAAAACCATAATGGAAGTGGTAAATAAATAGTTTGTCTAGGAATACTTGGGCGATTATTTTGTTGTGCTACATCTGGTTGAGGAACTACTGTTGGATATGCTGATGCGACTTGTCCACCTGAATACATTCCATTCGCAGGATCATGTAATTCATTTGTATCACCAACCATAAATCTCCATTTTTGTATTGTATCAGAATCATAGTCTGCATGAGCTCGTGCAATAATATAGTCACTATCGAATTCCTGAACTTTTGTTCCACCCACATAAAATCCAATATTATTAATAATATGTGCACCTAAATAACGATTCCATTGAAATTCATATTGTGATGTTCTTTGAGGGCTAGGACTTACAAACTTACTGTAAATATCAGGAATATCAAATGCAAATACCATATCCGTTACTAAATCTGCAATTCGTGGTATCTTTGCTCTTACTTTAACTGGTTGATCATAGAATAATTCATTAGGTCCATCAAGAGGAATTGTAGCACTTTCAACAGCAAAATGTGAATGACGTTTAAATACTTTATAAAAATGTGTATATTCTGGATTACCGTTTAAAATGACATTTTGAGACCCGTAACTAACAAGTGCTAATAATCCGCCACCGGGCATATCTCCTGTTTAGCACTTGATAGTTAGATTTTATCTTTTAACGCCTATTTGTATATTTGCTTATTTGCCTAGTATACTAACGACTATTATCGGATACCCACCAATTATCTTCTAAATACGGAGGGCTATCTTCACTATTTTTGGTTGTTCTGCTACTAGCACCATCAGCAAGGAGTGATTGAATTTCCGTATAGGATAATGCATAACTGAAATAAACAAGATTACTTAATTTTCCAGTATAAGAACCAAATATTTGGAGGCTTTTTCCTTCTAGGGAAGGAATTAAGTTTGAGTTCAGCATGAGAGAGCGTTGGCTAAATAAATATAAGTTACCAAAATTTTGATATAATGTTGCATCATCACTTCGTAATTTTTTGATAATATTACCATTAATGTATACTTCAACACAATTAGCCCGTGCCATTATAATTACATGTACCCACTTCTTAACAGGAATATTTTCAACATCTACATAATTATTCCATGTCTTAGATGAATTCATGTACACACGTAGAGTATTTGTGTTTGAGTGTAAGAATACACCAGGACCAAGTAAAGGATAATATACAGCATTACCCTTGTGCATAATATGAAGTAGTCCATCTTCTTGTTTGAAACTAGAAGGATCTACCCATAAAAAGAAAGCATACGAAAATTCAGCACCTGTATGTTCATTATCAGATAAAGGTAGTAATTTGTGTTTTTTGGCTTGAGGATTCTGTTCAAATTCATAAGGTTTATCTTGAGAGCTTACTGTGAGGGGTAGCACATCTACACGTGTACTTGATACATTACGAACACTTTTATATAAAAGTTCAACTGTTAAAAATACAATATAAAGTACTATGCAAAGTACAAGTGCTAGTAGAATTTGGGCAATTGTACCTGTACCTAAAATATATGATAAAGGTCCAGTTTGATTCATAGAATTGTTCATTGCTCCTATCTCTATAAATAGATTAGATTCTTAGATTCTCGGGAATAATAAAATTGGGTTAAACAAAATTTACTTATAGTATATAATGAATAAGGTATATCCTGAAGAAAATGAATATAAGAAAAAAAACATTCCAAAAGCATTGCGTGAAGCACTTTGGATATATCATAATCCATCATTGTTTATGAGTAAATGTAAGACAACATGGTGTCCAAATAGAATTAATGCATTTGATTTTCAAGCAGGGCACAATATTCCTGAGTCAAAGGGAGGAATCACATCCTTAGAGAATTTGGTTCCTATATGTGCACGTTGTAACTTATCTATGGGAAATCGTTATACATTTGATGAATGGTGTAGATTTACAAATATAGATATAGTTTCATTGAAAAAATCAAGGTGGTTTTCATGTATTTTGGGTAAACAAAATGTAACCCTCCCTTCATTACGGAAAACTCCTAACCAATGATGTTTTGTTTAGGGTAGTCAAATGTCATGGCTTGTTTAGGATTAAATAAAGAAGTTATATATTGCCATAATGAGTATTGGACTCCAGGTCCAGCCATGTAGAGTCTCCATACTTGTTCGGGGTTTAGGGCATAATTATAGGCACTTGTGTTACTTATAAATCCACCAAAACCCTTATAATTGCACATGCTTAATTTCATATTATTTTTATCAACACGGAAGAAAGAAGGTAGAACACAACTTCTCGCTAGTTTTCCATCAAGATATACATCACAAGTCTTATTATTTAATATAACACTTACTTGTACCCACTTCTGTAATTCAATGCTTTGTATATCACAGGGTTTGCTGGAATTTAATAAGCTAGATTCAGTTTGTAGTGTTGTGAACATGGTTTGTAGTGAGTTTGTGGATAAATTATCTTGACTTCCAGAATATGAGCTACTTGATGATGGAGTACTTGTTTGTACACGTACTCCTAATGAATTCTTATAAGGTCCTAAGAATATGGCAAGGGTTGAAAATGAACTACCTCCAAGATTTAATACATGCTTATTTTGTCCACGATTTATAGCATAGTCGTTTATGTAGACCCATGTATTTATACTGAATTCACCACCTTCATAAATTTCAGGAAGTGTGAGTTTATTACTGCCGGAAGATTTAGTTGAAACTTCATAGGGTGTATCAGTATTTGCAGGACTGATTTGGGGTAATACTACAGTGCCAACTAAGTCAGATGGACTATATAGAAATTGATATGCATAATATAATACAACAAGGGCGATTACGACAAAGACTATCATTGATAATGAGCTTCCTGATTTTAAAGCGTCCATACCTCTCTGTTAAGCATATGGAGATTTCCATAATTTCAAAGGATTTGTGATTGGTTGTGAATTTGTACTAAAACAGAAAATGCCCTTGGGACAAGTAAAACTAAAACTATCAAATATACTTGTGGTAGATTCTATATAGGGTTTGTGGCGTGTATCAGATGTTGATTGTAGTTCATTTTGAATATCATTTATATTGTATGGTAGTGGAGTAAGTTTAGGAAAGGCAAAAGTACCTTGTAGACGTTGATCACCAATGATAAATGGTGATGAGTTAATTGTCGGAAAGTATTTTGTACGACTACTTCCTGCAACTTCACCATTATAGAAGACTGTATAACGTCTACCTTCTCTTACAATGCATAGATGAACCCATTGTTGTTGAGGAAAGTCTTTAACTGAAATCGTTTCATTTTCACCTGTAGTTCCTTGTGTTCTTATGACAAGCTGTGTTGAAGATGGTATTTTATTATTTGCCGGATATAGTTGTAGTTGAAGAGAATTACCTAGTTGTAGGATTCGTATAGGATTTGTATCTTGTCCTAATGTATTTGTTTTTGCATAGCTTTTGCAAAAAATATAAACAGATAGGGTAGATCCTGAAGGGGATAAGAAAAGATCACGAACTTGCCCAGGAGTTCCAATCTTTGTGGCTAATTCTAAATTACCGGATTTCGGGGTTAAACTTTTTATATAAGAAGGGCGAAGATATTTAAGTATTAAAAAACTAATGAATATTATAATTCCTGTAATTATTAAAAGAATCACCAAACTAGAGGATAGATTCATACTCTAGTTTGTGTAGATAGATTGTATTAGGCAACACATGAATCTTGAATAGGTTTTACGTCAAAGCTCGTAGCGGAGCCATAGGAGCGGAATTCGGCGGGGCTTACAGGTCTAGCCCATATACGTAAATTGGCTACACGAGCCGTTGAATTCATAATAGTGTCAGGAGCTGGTTGTAGGGGACCAGTTACTTTTCTTAAGGAATTAGGGAATGCTTTACTACTTAATAAATTTCCATTTACATAGACTTCTAATACTCTTGAACCAACAAAGACACCAAGACGAATAGCAGTTCCAACAGGAATATTTGGAACACTAATTAATTCAATACTAGGTGTATTTGATTGTGGTGAGATTGTTTGTACGGCTATATATAAATCGTTTGTAATTCTGTCTAAGAATACACATACGTTAAAGGAAGGATTAATTGTAAGAATTGTATCGGATTTACTAAAGGGCTTTGTTGTTTGAGCTAGTTGTGCTCCTCTTGAAAAGAGTATACGAGGAGCATTTGTATTGGCTGTAGGATTATCTAATTGGATATCAAGCATAAAACTCCAATTCTCAACGAGTGATGCAAGGGGTGTATCCAAATCTTTGACTGTTATAGCTGTATCAGGTGTTTTCCAAAAGAGTGATGAATCATTAGAACCGGGAAGTCCAATCACACCTTTGTCACCTGGATTTAGGCGAAAAATAGGTTTTATTGTAAAATGTACTAATACTAGGATTAATAAAATTATGATAACTAGCATAATAAAATAAAATACATATTGAAGAACACCTGAACTCATACCATTTTCCATAGTATAATTTGTAGAGGAATAGGGGTCTAAGCTATTTGTCTGTGAAAACATGAATCCACCTTTTTGAATCATATTTATTGATGATGTTGATGTTGGTGGCATTTCCTATTTGAGACTTGACTTGTTTTTTCTTGTAGTCTTAAAACCCTTGGATGGTGAAAAGTTGATTCGTTGATAATATTCTTGTGTAGGGCCAGATTTACAATTTGCTATTTTTTCACGAAGATAACATACAAAACTGATTCGTGTAAATAGTTTTTCAGAACCTAGAGTTCCAGTTGATGAATTATTTGAATAAATAACAGGAAGTTTTTTATTATATTCCTTTTGTGATTGGGATTCAGTTAATTCTGTATTGCAATGCCATTCATGAACATCCATGGCAAGAAAGTCACCTGTTCGCACATTAAAGCCGATATTATATCTAGGAAAACATGTATATCCTCCTGAGTATTGACCATATTCTAAGACAGTAAGATTTCCAAATCCTTGTTTAAAATCTCCATCATCCTTGTGTAAGGCGGTGCGAAAGTTGCGATTTAGTGTAACACTACTGAAAGCAGTATCGTCAATTTGAAACTTGGGTTGTGATTTCGCCCTTTCATATTGTTTTTTGTATTCTTCAGGTAAAAGAACCTTGAAACAATTATTGACTTGTTGTAAAAAAGGAATGCCTTGACGAAATTGTTGAAAATATTTTTGTGTATAAGAAGTTAAACGGCACGGAAGACCCATAAACGGGGTTTGTTCAAAGTATCCAAGAACACTGCTAAATACATTGTTATTGACACGCATATGGCTTACTTTTCAATC